CTAGGTCTTCAGTCTGAAACACAGGCTTGTCAGTCACGACCCGCGAGCCTTCCGCGCCCGTCGTGTTGACCACGCGCACCAGTTGCACGTCTGCGGTGTCGCCCGAATAGGTGACCTGATCGGTCGCGACGTTGCGCCCGCTGCCTGCAGTCTGCGGAAAGTTATCAGCCATGCGAGCCCCCGATTACGCCAGTGTGAAGATAGCGCCGGGCGTGGTGTTGCTGAACTTCACCGTGAAGGTCTCGGTGTCGGCGAGCGTGATGCCGCCCACAGTGCCGTAGTCCCACCAGGCGACCAGGGCATCGGCAGGCGAGGTGGCGGTGTCGTTGTAGAGAATGGCGTAGCGAAACGGCCCGATGCCCCCTGCCGTGGCGGTGAACACCACCTGCGTGCCGGAGACCGTGGTGGTACCCGTGACTTCAGCGATGGAGATCGTCGTGGCCGTGCCGCCTGCGGTGTAGCCGTTCGCGGCAGCAGGCGGCGGATGGTTGGTGCCCGTGTCGAGCGACGCTTGCGTGTTGACGGGTGCCGTGTTGGTCAACGCGATCTTGAAGGTGTGCGCGTCCCAGTCGTGCACGCCGCGCGCGAGTTGCTCGCTGAAGTCTCGGAAAGGGTTGTACGTGGCCATGCTTATCCTCGCTTCTCAAGGTCATCGATGCGCCGGTGCGCCCGACTGATGGTTTCTTCGTGGCGATCGATGTGCGAGCGCAGGTAATCGATATGCACGATCAATGCTGCGATGGTTCTCTGGGAGGCCACGTTGCCGGCAATGGCACCCGTCACGATGGACACCAGCACCGCCATCACCAGTCCCGCAACGATCGCCTCCACGTCCATCCCTCTGCACCCTCAGATCGATCGCCGGCCGGCCAGCACGACGGTGAGATTTGTCGTGCCGTTACCGCCAAAGACGCGCGGTTTCAGAAACACGGGCAACTCCACGATCTGCTTCAGGCAGGCCGTGGTAAGCGTGAGCGCTGTGCCCGAGGTGTCGGTGAGTGCGTGATAGGTCACGCCGTCGTTGGATCCCCCGATCGTCACACTCGCGCCCCCGAAGGTGCCGAGCACCTGGATCGAGCGATCGGAGTACACGGCGAGCCTTACCGGCTCCCCGTCATCGTCTTGTGCCAGTGCGCCCCAGGTCGTGACCGCCACATCGAGCGAGGTCTCGAACGGGAAGCTCGTGACCGGCGCGACGGTGGCCACGCTTAGGCCAGATCAGAGGCGATCTTGACCGGTGCCCGCCCGATCTCCGAGAGGGTCCGGGGCTCGCGCGCGGGCTTAGGTTTGGGTGCGACGGCAGCCGGATCCCCGACTGCCGCCACCCATGAGCCCTTGAAGCCCTCGGGCACGTGCAACTCCTCGCCGGGCCGGACGCGCCGACCCTCGAAGAATCCCATCGACGTGGCAACGACGCGCTTCATGGGCTCTACCTACCTATCAGGCCTGTGCGGGGCTGTCGTAGGCCTTCCAGCGAGCGACATCGGGCGTGATGAAGGCGTTCACCTTCCCTGCCGTGAATGCCGCCGTGCCGGTGACCTGCTGGATGCCGATGTAGCGCTCGTAGGCCACGCCTTCCACGGGGAGCGGCATGGCAAAGAGCACCGACCCGGCGGTCATGCTGGCGACGGGGAATGCGCGCGAGGACACCAGCACCGTGGGCGAGGACAACCCGGCGTTGTCATCGGTGACCAGGTTGAACTGCCCCGTGGCCGAACCGCCGGAGGTCGCGGTCGTGTCGACCGTGATCACCAGGTACTCGGCCATGTCACCGCCCAGATCGCGGCCTATGCCCAGATCGATGACATCGCCGATCAGGTAGCTGCCGGCAGCACCGGTGTTCAGTGCCGTGGCATCGCAGAACTCAGTACGCTCATCAAGAATCATGATGCAATCCTCTGAAAATGGGGGGAGGTAGTCGCGCAACCATCAGGTCACGCGGGTCTCCGTGTTGATCAACGCATCGGTGCGGCGCACGGGGATGTCGTCGAAGGTCATCACGCGCTTGCCGGAGACCGTCTCCCACGAGAGGTTCGAGCTCACGCGCTCGAGGATCCCCAAGCGCAGCTTCTCGCGCAGCGTGCGGTTCATGTAGAACGCGGCGCGGCCCTTGCCAAAGGAGGGCACCCGCTCGGTCGCCTGCACCATCCAGTTGATCAGGTTCTTGGTGTTGGCGATCGTGCCGAGCTCGGAGATGTCGATGTTCGCGATGCGCACGAAGTAGCGCCAGTCGCGCACGACCAGACCTGCGTCCCAGCGGTAGTGGGTGCGGTAGCCTTCCATCCGACCGCCCGAGCCATCGACGTTCTCGATGGTCACCTGGCCCTTGTCGGACATCTGCAGACCGCCCTGCGAGCCCTTGGGATAGATCCCGAAGCCGGTCTGGGGACCCCAGACGCAAAGCCAGATCGAGGTCAAATCACCACCTGAGCCCGAGAAGGCGTCGATGATGTTGTCCGTGTTCTGCGCGGAGAGCGAGTTGTAGCGCGGCGCGAGACCCGTGAAGGCCTCAGGCTCCGAGCCCTCGTTGCCGTAGAACAGCGTGCTCGCGTGCTCCTGGGCCATGCTCTCGATGTGCGCGGCGTCCTCCGAAAGCCGGAACGCGGCGGAGTTGCCGTTCAGATCAGCAAGGGCCTTGTCCACTTCCGCGTAGGCTTCCAGCATGCCGCAGGAATCGGTGATCTGCGCGGTGGTCGACTTGCCGGGCTGCACGCCGCCGTACAACTTGCGCCAGGTCGGGGTGGGGAGACCCGTGCGGACCGTGGTCTTGTGGCCGGTCGGGAGGTTGCCCTCGACCCAGCTCATGTCGGTGAGCACTTCGTTCGACTGCGCCAGGAGCTCGACAATGGTGTCGATTTTCCCATCGGGGTCGAGACGCTTGGAGACGTCGATCAACGTCGGGTTGTTTGCTGCAAGAGTTGCCATTGCGGATTCCTCGTCAATTCATGGTTGGAAACATGCGTTTTGCCATGCTCGTCTCGGCGCCCGTGGGGCTGCCCGGGATGAACCTGTCCTCACTGATCGCCTTGCCGGCCTTGTAGAAGGCTCGGATCACTTCCGGGTGGTTGCCCAGGCCGGTCATGTTCAGAACATCCTGCAGCTCGGGCGTGCCGAAGCTCTCCAGGGCCTTGCGGGCGATGGTCAGGTTCTCGGTGAACTTTTCGCCACCGATCTCCTTGTCGACCTTCACCTGCTCCACCCAACTCGTCACGAGCGCGGCCTGTGCCTCCACCTGGCGCTGCTGCATCTTCACAGCAATGTCGGCGATGGCTTGCGCCTTGCCCTGCTCGAGTCCGAGCTCTTTGGCGATCGCGCTGAACTCCTCGACCGCGGCCGTATCGAGCGTCACCCCTTCGGGTGCCTGAAACGCATAGGCCTCGGGGGCTTGTGCGCTCGTGCTCTCCACCGCCTCGGCTGGGGCGCCAGCCTGGCTCTCACTCACACTCGCTTCCACCACGGCGTCATTGACAGGTGTGCCGGTGTCCGCAGTCATCTCGTCAGTCATGCTTGGTCCTATGCTCGGCGAGCACTTTCATGTACCCGGCGGTCGAGGCCTCGAGGAGCTCGGCTGTCAGAAAAAGCCCGATGTTTCGCTGCCCCTCGTTGAACGCCATAACGGATCCGCTATGGTTGAACGAGCTGCGAAACACCCCCGCCTCTTCCAACAATCGGAGCGCGATGCGCCGACCTTGGGGGTGACCTAGCAACCAGCGCAGATCCTCGAGTTCTTTTCGCCGGTTCTCGCGCGCCTTGAGCTCATCGCCCTCGGTCTCGCGAGCCTGACGGTTCAGGTCTGTTGGGTCGTCACTGAGTGCCACGGGAGAGATGCTAGGCGCTCGCGACGTCGGTCACGGATACGGCCTCCTCGACGACCTGCATCGGGGAGGCAGACCACGGGCCGTATTCGGTCAGGCACTCCGGGCATTCGGCGAAGATCTGGTGCCCGATCCGCGTGATGCGGAAGTAGATCGAGTAGTCCTCCTCGGTGCAGAGGCACACCAACTTCTCCACATCGCGCTTGGCTTTTTTGAATGCGGCCGCCTTAGCCACTGCGCGCCAGCCGTATATCGCAGCGGTAGCGCTCGACCTCACCGAAGCCCTTGTCGTAGACGATGGCCACCATGTCGCGCCCGGCGCGGTAGCCCGCAGCGGTGGCCCAGGCATCGCGCGAGGCAAGCGTGCGAAAACTCTCCACCGTGCAGCCGGGGAGCTCCAGTTTGCTGGAATGATGAATGTGCCCCGTGAGCCAGTGCCGGTGCTCGGCCAGCCCCCAGGCCTCGCCTTGGTCTGCGGCCATCACGCCGCCCAGTTGCGCGGGCTTCACCGTGTCGCCGTGGGTGACGCCGAGCAGCACGCGACCGTGGGTGATGTAGTGGAACTTGGGGCCTGCGGCGTGAATGTGCACCCGGGGCTCGTTGTGAAAGAACGCCTCCATGAACGCGCTCAACATCACGGAGGAATGGTCATCGTGATTGCCGATCGCGTTGATCACCTCCACCCGCGCGTGCTTGCGCAGCGCGAGCCCCACCAGATCGATCATGATCTGACAGCCGACTTTCAGCACCCGCGGCCAGCGCGTGTCGACATCCAGCGCGTGCCCCGAGCGTGACGTGCGGTTCTGGTTGTTGTCGCTGTGAAAGAAATCCCCCAAATTCACGACCAGCGCGCGCTCGCTCCCCGGTGCGAGCTGCACCAGGCGCGAGGTGGCAGAGAGCAGATCCTGGCGCGCGATGTCGCAGTCAAAGTCCTCGCCCGCCTCGTCCTTCCAGGCGTACATGCCCACATGCGGGTCGCCCATCGGGTAGCAGACCAGCAGATCCGCATCGCTGCGGGCGGGCGCCTTCACCGGCTTCGCGACGCCGCGGTACTCGTCAGCGGCCTGCTGGATCGCCTCCTGCAGCGCTTGGAACGCATCGCTCGCGCTCAACTTTGCCTTGACCCATTGCAACTTCACGCGGCCGTCGGCGTCGTACATCGTCGATGTCTCGGCCACATGCGCAGGCGAGACGGGGCGGGTCATCTGGGACTCGGGCGCGTAGCCCCGGCGTGCGGCGGTTCTGCGGATCCTGTCGAGTGCGCGCTGCACGGTGCGCCGGTTGAAGTTCAGCGCGTGGCCAGCCTTCGCGATCGAGCCCTCGCGCACGATCGCCTGAATCAGCTTGCGCTGGGACTCGGTCTCGCAGAAGGGTAAGAGGCCTTCGACATCTGTCACGCTGACCTCGGTCAGTGCTTACACGAAGGGTGCGCTCGGGCTTCCGTAGCCCTGGAACTGGTTCATCACATCGCGCAGGCCCTGCACATTGATCTCGCTCGCGGTCTTGGCGCTCTCGACGGTTTGCGGGGCAACGGCGGCGGATTGCGCTGCCTGCTGGGCAGCGGCGCGCTGCTCGCGGATCGCGGCCACATCGGCATCGGGCACGACGATCTTGGGGTTGACACCGTAGGCCTCGGCGTAGTCATCGATCACCTGGTCAAAATCAACCTTGTCGACCACGGCAGGCGAGAGCGCTGCCAACTGCCCCACAGCGCCCAGCAGACGGTCCATGCCGGAGGTGGCCACTGCGCGCTGCGCCTGTGCCAGCACCGAGATGAATTCGACCTTGACCTCCATGCCCTCTAACTCGGGCGGGGGCGGGGGGAGGATGTTGGCCTCCACGCAGCGCTCGAACGCGAGATCGATCAGCGGTGCCAGGAGCTCGTTGTGCAGGCGCTCCAGCACGGGGCCGAGCATGAGGAGTTTCTCCTCGTGACGCTCGGCGACCTCGGTGGCGGTCATGCGGGAATTGGCAGGCTGGCTCGCGATCATCAGGAAGAGATCCGCGTAGTACGCCTGGCGGATGCGCTCGCGCACGTCCTGGATATCGATCAGAAGGTGCTGCAGATCGAGCCGCACCTCGAAGGCACTTCGGACGCCTGCGTTCTGGCCCGTGGAGTCGACATAAAAAACACCACCCGGGAGGCGTGCCTTGGACGCCTCTTTGTACCGGGTGGGAACTTGGAGGGGCGGATTGACCATGTAGTCAATCCCCTGCCCCTTGCGCAGTTGCTGGTGCTGGAGCTGCTTCACGTCCCCCAGGCACTCCATGCCGGGACTGGTGCCGTACACGTCATTGCCTGTCACCACCCAGCGCGGTGCCAGCACCGGGAAGCGGTCAAACCCGGACTCGGACAGGAACCTGTCCCCGCCGTCTTTCCCGGGCTCCATGTAGATCGAGGCGAAGCGCTTGTTTTTGCCGTCGCGCTTGGCGTAGTCACGCTCTCGCCGGGGCTCGACGACGTGCAGCACGTCCACCCAGGCGTCGTAGGAGCACTGGGTGTACAGGCTCTTCACGGTGAGCGAGCAGTTCTCGAGCCCGAACTGCGCGACCATCTGGCCGACGGTCATTTGGAATTCGCGAATCAGCGTATCCACCTCGCCCCGGTCGTTGGTGGCGATCGCGTACTCGCCGATCGTGAGCGGGTGGTGGTGGATCACGTTCTCGAAATCCGGCAGCACGACGGAGGCTGCGGTGCCAAAGAGCCCCAGCTCCTCGTAGACCGAGTGCAGCGCGCGGTAGGTGTTCGAGCTCGAGAAGATCCGGCGGATCAGTGCGGCGGTCTCGTGCAGCCAGGCCTTGACGGCGCCGGACTCCATCAGATCCCGGTCCTCGATCTCCAGGCGAAACCACGGGCGCGCGGGGCTCGTGACCCCGCTCATCAGGCCGGCAGCCAGAGTGCGTGCCCCGAAGACCGCGGCGTTGTCCAGAATGTGGTTCGCCCGCTTGTCGCCACGGTTGCGATCGGTCGCGACAAAGCGCCCGGAGCGCGGCTGCTGGTAGTCCGAGATCTCGCGCCAGTGCGTGATCCAGGAGGATCGCTCGGTCCAGAGCGCGCTCTTGCGTGAGAGCAGACGCTGGCGGCGGTTGATCGGCTGCCCGTCGAGCACTCAGCCCCCGAGCAGCGTCGAGCGACCCGTAGACACTGCGCCCATCAGCCCATTGGGGCTGGTGAGGAGCGAGCCCCCGACCATCCCTGACTGCCGGCGCTGGGCGCGCATACGCGACATGTCCACATCCGGCGGCTTCGCGGGCTGCGGGGGCGGCGGGGGGTCGGGCATCTTGGGGGACTTCATGCACATCGGGGCGCGGTCTCCTGCACGTTGGGGGGCATTGTTGCCCGCCGTGCAGAGCGATACGGATACGGCGCTAGATGCGGCGGTAGGGGTCGTAGGCCAGCACATCCTCGCTGCTGGTGCGACTCGAGAGGCCCATGCGCTGGGCGCGGGCCACGACGCTCTCGTCGCGGTGCACGGGGTAGGCGAAGGTGAGCGCGAGCGCATCGCCCAGATCGGGTGAGGGCAGGCCGCGGGCCTTCAGGTCGTCTTTGCTCTCGAGTTGGATCTTGTCCGCCGGCGTGAAGCGGTAGGTGGGGGCGGCCAGATCCTGCTTCAGCTCCACGAGATCGGGAATCGCCCCGCCAGCGCGCAGCCACTCGCGCACGTCCCACCACATCTCGGCGCGCTTGTTCAGGTAGCGGGCGTGCGCGGGCGAGGCGCTGAAGGCGACCTCGGTCACGTCGTAGTGCAACTGGCGCAGCCGATCGATCA